TGGGCAGTACACGAAGTAGAACCTAATTTATCAGAACTAAAAGGTAAAAAAGGTTTAAGGGTAAGTGTTTCTGGTAATTTAAGTTTTCGTTTAAAAAAAGATGCTTCTTATCAAGAAGAGAGAGAGGGACACGATGCGAAAGGTTTTCTTACTATGGAGGGTACTGAGAAAAGAACATAATCTCTTTTTATTATAAATAATAATAAAAGGATTAGTTATGGCAGTACCTACTTCAAAGTCAACATTTAAAGAATATTGTTTAAGAGCATTAGGTAAAGGTGTCATTGATATCAATGTATCTGATGACCAAATAGATGATAGAGTAGATGAAGCTTTACAATATTTTTCAAAATACCATTATGATGGTATTGAAAGAGTATATCTAAAACATCAACTTACAACTGCTGAAATTGCAAGAATGAGAAGTAATGAGAGTGCAGTTACAGCAACCGATAAAGTTGATAGTTCAATTACAGCAGACTTTTTACAACAAGAAAACTATATACCTATTCCAGATAGTGTATTAGCAGTTGTAAAAGTATATCCAGTAACAGATAAATTAACTCAAAATTTATTTGATGTTCGTTATCAATTAAGATTAAATGATTTATATGATTTTAGTTCAACTTCAATTATTCACTATGAAATGACAATGAGGCATCTAGATTTTCTAGACCACATTCTTACTGGTGAATATCCAATAGATTTCAAAGAACATCAAAACAGATTATATATTCACGCAGATATGGAAAAGGATTTCAACAATGGTGACTTTCTTTTAATTGAATGTTATAGAAAATTAGACCCATCAGTTTACACAGATGTGTTTGATGATATGTATTTAAAAAGATATGCAACTGCATTAATTAAAAAACAATGGGGTGCTAACCTATCAAAATTTAATGGTGTTCAAATGTTAGGTGGAGTTACTATGAACGGTGAAACAATCTATCAACAAGCGTTAGATGAAATCACTAAATTAGAAGAAGAAATGAAACTAGGATTTGAGTTACCAGTAAATTATATGGTAGGATAAGTTATGGCAGTCAATAAATTTTTTCACGACAGTAATAAAACTTCTATATCTGCCGAAAGAGACCTATATAAAAATCTAGTTAAGGAAGCTATCCAGATTCACGGACACGATGTCTATTATGTAAATAGAACATTTGTTAATGAAGATACTTTATTTGGTGAAGATACATCATCAACTTTTTCAGAATCACAACTTATAGAAATGTATGTAGAAAATGCAGAGGGTGGTCTTGAGGGTGAAAAAGAATTAGTATCAAAGTTTGGATTAGATATCAAAGATGAAGTTACCTTTGTCGTAAGTAAAGAAAGATTTCAAGACATAACAAAACAAGTTGTTTTAGAATCTGGTACTACTGAAACTTTTGGTGCAGTATTATTAGAAGACGGAACAACTACAAGTGAAAGTGCATATCTTGTAAATGAAGATGAATCCACTGATGCAGATAGACCTTTAGAGGGTGATTTAGTTTTTCATCCTATCATTAATAAAATGTTTGAAATTAGTTTTGTTGACCACGATGAACCTTTCTTTCAATTAGATAACAATCCAGTCTATAAATTAAAGTGTAGATTATTTGAATATGGAAGTGAAGGTATTGATACTGGTGTAAGTGCGATTGACCAAATAGAAACTGATAGTAGTTTAGATGCACTTTCTTACCAGTTTACATTAGAACAAACTGGAACATATACAGAAGAAATTGCATTAGAAGACAATGATTTATTATTATTAGACAGAACAGATGGTGGTGGTTCTGATGCTGGTGATAATTTAATATCTGAAACACAGTATGGTGCAAGTTCTATATTACTTGAAACTGCTGACACTTTTTATATTACAGTTAAAAATGAAACTGGTGTATTTGAAGAAGACGAAGTTATCACTGGTGCAAATGGTGGACAGGCTTATATTAGGTTAATAAATAGTAACACATTCCATTTTGAATATATAACTGGAACATTTGCAAAAGATGAAGTTATTACTAGTAGAAACAATGGGTTTACTGCAACAATAACTGAAATAAAAGAAGAAAATCATTATCTAATCAATGAAGAATATAATGTAGATACCATTGATGAAAAATCTCAGATTGAAGATTTTGAAAACTTAGATAATACAATATTAGACTTTAGTGAATCAAATCCATTTGGTGACGCTGGGAAGGAATCATAATGTTAGGACAACAATTTTATCACGAAACGATTAGAAAAATCATAGTATCATTCGGTACTATTTTTAATAATATACAGATTGTCAGAAAAAATAGTTCTGGTAATATTACACAATCTATGAAAGTTCCACTTGCATATGGGCCTAAACAAAAGTTTCTTACACGAATTAGAGAAGATGCAAGTATTAGTAAAACAACTGCGATTACTTTACCAAGAATTGCATTTGAGATACAAACACTTTCTTACGATACAACTAGAAAATTAAATCGTGTTACAAAGATTAGAAAGACAAGTGCAAAAGGTTCTGGTAAATTAGAAACACAATATATGCCTGTACCTTATAATGTTGATTTACAATTATTTGTTATGGCAAAAAGTGGTGATGATGCATTACAAATCATAGAACAAATATTACCTTTCTTTCAACCAGAATATACAATTACAGTCAATGATAATTTAGATATGAAACAAAAAAGAGATGTTCCTATTGTATTAACTGGTATAGATTACGAAGATAATTATGAAGGTGATTTCACAACAAGACGAGCAATCATTTATACATTATCTTTTACTGCAAAATTTTATTTGTATGGGCCTGTTACTTCACAGTCTGTTATCAAATCAGTTCAAGTTGACCAGTTTACAGATTTACCAGACAAATCACCTAAGAGAGAACAAAGATATAGTGTCACACCAGAACCAGTATCTGCTGAGTTTGACGACAACTTTGGATTCAATGAAACAACATCTTTCTTCCAAGATGCAAAAGACTTTAATCCAGAAACTGGTAGTGATGAATAAATAAGAGTAGGAGAATAAAGTGCCAATAAGAACATTACCAAGTAGAGCTATTGCAGATGCATCAATACAAGCTGTTGATATTGCAAACTCTAGTATATCAAAAGCAAAAATAGATGCAGATACACGATTAGGTCTGCAAAACGATTCAATTATATTAGATGGAACAGATGGTGCTGGTGCAAACAAAGGTGATTTTTTAACATTAAATGGTACAGATGGTTCTAGTACAAATGCAGATGATAGAATACTTTTTGACGAAACTTTTGTAGATAAAATTGGATTGTTTAACATTAATACTTTAGGTTCTGGTGGTCAAGCAGTCAAAGTAAATACTGGTGGAACTGGACTTGAATTTGGAAGTGCTGGTGGGTTGGTTTTATTAAATACAACTGATGTTACATCAGCTGTATCAACTGTAACTTTTGATAGTTCACTTATTACTGATACTTATAGTAAATATATCCTTGAATATGAGGGTTTAAAACCAGTTACTGATGCTGTTGCTTTTAGGTCAAGATATTCAACAGATAATGGAAATTCTTTTTTAACTGGAACTTTTAATTATGGTTATCATTACTCAAGATTAGCTTCTGGTAGCACTGGTGGTAATGCTGCAACACCAAGTGATTATGCAGTGACCTCATATGGAATGGGTAATGATGCTAACCACCAAGCAGCAGGAACTTATCGTATTTCTGGTATGAGAGATTCTAATTCTTATTTAGCAATAGAGCATCATAATATTATTGAACAAAGTAACGATAGTGATTTTGTGAATCAAGAAGCATATTATTTTGAAAATGCTTCTGTTATTAATTTTATAGAATGGAGTTTTAGTAGTGGAAATATTGCAGATGGAACATTTAGTTTTTATGGATTAGCAAAGTGTTTTACCGAAGATTTGGCAAAAATGTATTTTGAAAAAAATGGCATTGAGGCTGTTTGTCTAAGGATAGCATCATGTGCACCAGTCAATACTCTCAGAGGTTTATCTAGTTGGCTCTCCTATAATGATCTTATCCAACTCGTAATCAGATCTATTGAAACATCTTATACTGGATTTACTACTCTTTATGGAGTTTCAAATAATGATAGAAAAAATGTTGATAATACGGATGCATCTCATATTGGATTTCTTCCAAAGGACAACGCTGAAGTATATGCAGAGAAAATTTTTAAAAGTGATCTAGGTGATGAAATGAGTGACG